GTGATTTCTCAGAGAGATTTCACTACATTGCGCGCTTTCCCGATCTTGTGGGGGTTGTAGTTAATGAGGGAGGATTGTTGAGTTATCAGAAGAATGATTACCGTTACTCAGATGGAGAACGATCAGTAAGTGGTCATCATTGGCTTTATTGGTATGCACCAATTGACTGTTATGAGGATGCTGTTCTAGATAGTCTACGATTATCTGAAGTACATTCGGAAGCAGTAGCATTACCGGAACCACTAAAGGTACGTGTTATTACCAAAAGTAATTACCGTGCTAATAGCTTTATTAATATAATCCAGAAGATCTTATGGAGCCAGTTAAGGAAGATGGAACAATTTGCTTTGATTGGCGAGGAAGTGAGTGAAGATGTGATTTGTCGTTTGAATAGGAAATCTGATATGCTGGGTCTCGGACCTTGGTATAATTCAGGCGATTATTCAAAAGCAACAGATACTTTGAGTGCGAACGTAACAAAGACTTTAATTAAGCACCTGAGTGCGGACCCGATGATAGAGAAAATCCTTAAGCAAGCCCTCTGCGACAATATTGTTGATTATCCCGAAGATACTGGGATTGAGTCAATCAAGATGTCCGTTGGCCAACTTATGGGTTGTATCTACTTGTTTCCAATCCTGTGTTTAGCTAATTTCTTAGTTTACGCCTTCTCATTTTATAAGTATCATCCTGATCTAAGAACCGTCCCTTTGGCCTGTCTACCTGTCTTAGTTAACGGGGACGACATCCTATTCCGAGATGATTACACTATGTGCAAACTCTGGGAGGAGGACATTAAGATGGTTGGTTTTCAGAAGTCTGTGGGGAAGAATTATCTTTCTCAGGATTTCATGCTTATCAACAGCCACATGTATTATAAGGATGGTAGTAATATCCCTTATTGTAATGTTGGGCTCTTAAATGGGAAGAAGAAGGGTTCAAAGTCAAAAGATTTGAACAAGATCAAAGTTAACGGAGAAGAATTCTCGAACTTTGTTTCCGCTATTCAAGGTTGCAGTAAAGAATGGTCCGAAAATGGTCTGAATCCCCCCAAAGAAGAAGAGGTTTCGAGTGGATGAATATTCTCAAGGCTAGGAAGATTCGTATGTTGAATCTTGCTGTCAATATTCTTGATGGTAAGGTCAATTGTGGTTTTGAGATAGAGAAACATAGTAGTCCCTCTGTTATAAAGTATAGTGAGGAGGTCTTAGGTCGTCTTGTCTGTTCGATGAATACAGGACATGATGTATTCCCTTGCACAAGAGAATTGTACAAGGCCTTTGGTCGCTTGCCTGTTAATATAAGCGATCAAGAAGCCATTCTCATGAAATATTATTCTCATCATTTTAAGAAGTATGAGACCGATAAGCGGGCTGGGCGAGTTCCTGTGTGGTTTGATTCGAAGTCTTTTGAATCAATTTACCACTGTAAATATCAGGAAATCGCCGAACCCTTCTTGTCGATCTCTCATTTCTATTTTGATGATGAGCTTCCTATTTCAGGAGCTTGGGTTCTTAACTGGTTATGGGGCAC